CCTTCTTGCCTGTGACTTCAACTGCATAAAAGGAATAAATGTCGATGACCCTAGAATCACGACCTGTGTAAATGACCGATAGTTCAACTTCAAGATTTGTTGTTCTAGATGTTTCTGATAATCCCTTGCGTTTGCACTTTGGTTTATCATATTACCATCTACCCAAATCTCAAATGTGTTTGGTTTGATACCACGAACCACCTTGACATTTTTATTCTGAGTTTCAAATTCAATCTCAACAACCGTACCTTGGCCGTTGACTGTATTAATAAGTTGGTTTTTACTGATTTGTCTGAATGGTTTACCAAACAGTCCAAAACATAATGCATCAAGAATAGTGGATTTACCAGCACCATTCTCACCAATAATCAAAGTCGATGGATTTCTATCTAACTGGATTTCCGTAAACGTGTTACCTGTCGATAGGAAGTTTTTCCATCTCGCATACTTAAATGTAATCAATTATAACTCCAAATCATTTGCTTCAAGATATAGGGTACGCATTGTACTCTTCAGTCTATTCTTATCTATATCAACGTCCAGTTCATCTATATACCTCTCTAGAAGGGTTGTAGTGTCCTGTGCGTTCTCAATAATCTCATCAGATACATTCTCTGCATCTAACTCTGAGAAGTCCTCGACAATCTTAACCTCATGCGTCTTAACGGCAAGTAGTCTATCAAGGAACTGGTCAAAACCGTACAAGTCTTTCTTGTTGACTACAACTAACTTTACAAACTTGTCTTCATACTGTTCTACATCATGTGTAGTATAATCGGTCTGACTGTCATCATAATAAATCTTTGCAAAGATTTTGTGTGGATTCTGAATGTACTCAAGTTCTCTAGTTGCCGTATCAAAGATATGGAAACCCTTTGTTTCGTTGTGGTCACTCCATGTCATCTGGTATGTGTTACCAAGATAATAGATGTGTCCATCATCTGACTTCTTGTGGAAGTGTCCAGAGAAAACAGTATCGAACTTTCTAAACATCTCTTTAGGATAACCACCCTCACAGATATGTCCAGCGTGCATTTCAAATCCGTTGACTTCTAGGTGACCCATACAGATATCTGCGTAGGTCATTTGAATACCCCTCATGACAGATTCATAGTTACTCTCATTAATCCAAGGTAACAAATGAATACCAACACCATCGAACTCTTCAGTACATGGGTGGTCATAACATTTAATGTTGGGGTATTTCTCATCTCCAGGCCCACCAAGTAATTCAAACAGTGAATTAATCTCGTTTGTGTTCCTGTAGTAAGTATCGTGGTTTCCCACAATCATATGCATCGTGATATTTCTATCAACGATTGGTTTTATAAACTGCTCACGAAAGTCTTTTGCAATCTTATATGAAATAAACTTACGTCTATCCATAACATCGCCCAAGTGAATAACCGTATCAATACCATGTTTATCCAAATACGGAAAGAATTCCTCTCTCCAGAATTTGTAGAAGTGGTCATTGAAGGCTAAACTGTCATTGCGAGCACCAAAGTGGGTATCAGTTATCAGTGCTATCTTCATTATAAAATAATTCTAATCCTTTTGGTTTAACTGCTTTTTTCTTAGGTTTGTAAACATCTTCTTCTGGTAAGAAGTTCTTTTGTAGGTAGTCCACGAATGGATTACCCATATCTCCAGCATCAATCAAGTTTTCATCCACTGTCATATTCTCAATTAACTTGTTCTTCACATGAGACTGTTTCTTTTCTTTCTGAATCCGTCTAAGGAATGCGTAGTAAATTATCTGTGTAAAATATGCAAATGGATTGTTTGATTTCTCTGGATTAAAGTTGTGTACATATTGCAAACAATTTTCGATACCATCAGATATCATTTCATCTCTATATGTGTAGTTGATAAAATTAGGTCTGTATGATAAATGATTTGCAATCTTTAGAAAGCATTCACCAATATAGTTGGTAATAGGTGGTTGTGGTTTACCTTGCTCTTCTGCCTCACGACATTTTGCTTTCCACTCCACCATCGCTTGTAGAAATTCTTTGTTGTTTACATAATGTGGTTTTTTCTTTTTTTCTATTGCCATAGGTCTTTCCCATTAATTAGATACAATATACCAAATGACATACCAATTGTCAAGGAGTAAATTTATTTTCAAAAACATCTTGACTTTCCCTTGACAAGACGGTATTATCCCTATGTAGGGTTTGAGAATGAGTTAATGTATAGTGTTCTTATCTGGGAATGGAATGATGTTCTCAAACTCTTCATCTTCAATACGCTGTAAATCTTCATCGGTTGGTTCATCCCAAACCCTACCGTTGTCACTAAGTGTCATCTTAGTTACACAATGTTCGTAAAATCGAACAAGACCGATTGATGCGTCTGATATCGCAATGATACTATTTTTATTTAAATTGGCAATCTGAGTTTCGCTCGTAGTTAACCATCTTGAAAGTGCCATACTTTCAATTAGTCCACCATCTACGGCTTTCGGATACAAATTAACTTGTAATGGATTGGTCACTTCTATATAAGGTCTGCTTTTATCAGCAGAACTAATCACCGTTATAATCTCTTCCCCATTAGAAAGTTTTAAGACTTTTGTTTGCTTTTCCATCTTTATCCTTTATCTATAGAGATTTGTTTAATATCATAATCAAACTCTTCTTCATTGTATATATTTATTCGTTCCATGAAATGACGTAATGTGAAATTCTGTTTTCCCTTGTGGGTAAAATCATCTGCAATGTCTACCAATCGAGCTGCGTCCTTATTGTCACCAAGTCGCAACGCACGGCCAACGGATTGCAAGACTCTAATTCTACTTTTGGATGGAGATGCGAACACGATGTTGTGAAGATTACGAATATTGATACCAGTAGAAAAAGTACCATACGATGCAACGATGACCGCATCCTTCTCGTTTTCAGTAATTGAGCGAATCTCTTCTCTTGTCTGTGTGTCTGTTCCACCATAAACGTAAAACACCTTCCTATCTGTTAAGGAGTTATTTATCAATGCGTGTAATACGTCACCATGTTTTTCAACAAACTGGAATAATACTAATGTATTGCCTGTTAAGTGTTTTGTCAAGTCCACAATGAATTTATTTCTACGTTCATCACGAACAATTAAGTCAACCTCATCTTGATACGATAGGTCTTTCATATATTTACAATCAACATCTGGATATCTTAACACAATACATTCAACCTTGAGTTTTGCAAGTGTATCACTATCCATCAGTTCCTTAGTTGTCGTTACTTTGTTTACTGAACCAAATAGACCCTCTAGTACCAACCTATGTGTTTGCGTTCCGTCAAGCGTACCTGTGAACCCATGACGGTACTTACAATTGACCATCTTGTTCATAATACCTGTAAGTGATTTTGACTTGAATATGTGAACCTCATCACCAAGAATACAACTAAACTGGTCAAACCATTTCTTTTGCATCTTATAAACTGATTGCCATGTAGATATTGTTATGGGTTTTGTGATGTTCTTTGAATGACCTTGGTATATCTTTTGCATCATAGATTCCTTGAATCCATAATCAATAAAGTCTGAATGCATCTGTTCTACCAGTGATGTTGTGGGAACAAGAATAAGAATATTACTTTCTGTCTTTGCTGCATACCATACAGACAGGATATAGATGATTAACGATTTACCACTAGCAGTAGGGCTAAGAAGGAGACTGCGATTGTTTCTGATTGCATAATCCAGTGCGGCCATCTGGTAATCACGAACCTGTATAGAAGTTCCCTTGGACTGAGGTGACACTCTTCCAATAAAAGTATCCAGTTCGCCATCTCGTAATCGTTCTTCATTTTTTACTCCATCTTTATATTCAATTTCTATTTCATTGCGTTTTGCAAACTCTTCAATGTATGATAATAGTCCAAAGTATATTTCACCAGTTTGTATTGAAAACAAACGTATCTTTCCATCCCACATACGACTGCGATACTGTGGCATAAACTTAGCGCCTGGCACCTCAAACGTAAAAAAATCTGAGAGTTCTCTTGCGATACCCTTATCAGTTTCTATAGTAAGATATACGTCATTCTTTTTGGAGATAATCAAATCGAACCTTCCATGAATCTCTTCCAATCAATCGCATTCTTAATTTGAAATCCACGATTGTTTAACATCTTGCACATCTTTTCTGCATGGTCTACCATTGCCTTATGGTATTCCACTGTGTGTTGAGATTCAATCAACTCCTTATCACCTTCCAAATAAATTGGAACATCCTGTTTTAGTATCTTTAAATCTAGGGGTTTTTCTTTGTAAACTTCTGGGTCTGCTTTACCACCATAGTATTCCCACTTTTGTCTGTAGAGAATACGATGTTTGGATTCAACCTGTTTCAATAACAAGTTCCAACGCATGAATATTTTTAGATATTTCCCATAGAGTTCTGGGGTCTTGAGAGATTCGATATCTAGTTGTGTATCGTCAATCTTTAAGTCCTTGGCGGACATTTCTTGTAGTTCTTCTAAATTCATAATGTATCCTTCAAATCAAAGGGATGAGATTGCATATCTTCCTTGCGTTAGATATATTGACCGTTTGGGTCTATGGTAGGTGTTCAAGGGTTTTGAACCTCATCCTAACCTATTTATAATGTATGTAACGTGTAAATCTTATATGTAAACGTCACGTTTGCTGTCAAGTATGTTATATCACCTTCTTGTTGATTATATGCAAGACCACTCAATGCAACAGGATAGATATCTTCAAATCTTGCTTCCACAATGGGATTATTTTTTGCAGATGTGATTGTTAGTGTCGCATCAGAAAACATTCCAGAAATATTTTCTTGTCCTGCTGGTTTACCTTGTGATGGAACAGTTTCTTGAGCTTCAGTCTTTAATGTACCAAATTGTGTTCTGGATTGTGGAAAACCAATACCAACCATCCAGTTATGTACTTCTGTGTAATTTCTTAGTTTCTCATCTACAAGAAACGTAATTTCTAGATTTTCGTATGTAAGGTCATCACCCATCATGGGGATGGACTTAAATGGAGTTGGGAATATTGCCTCACCAAGATTGATGCCTGGCAAGTTAGCCGCAGTAGTGAAATATTCTACTAACGGTAATTTGTTGATACTGAATTTAAACTTGGTTGGGTCTGCGTAGTCG